GGAAAACGATAGTTCCCATCCTAAACCCCCCCAACTGGGGACAGATGTTAACGCTAACACTAACAAAGTGGTTGACGTCAAAGTGAAAAAATCGGGCGGGCGTGGCAAACGCAAGTTCGATGTCCTACAGCAACGCCGCACTGAGAAGCGCGCTGCTGACGCCGCTGGCCTGGCTCGCAAGGTCGCGGCGGTGAAGAAGGCGAAGGAGAAAGAGGCTAATGGCGAAGAAGTCAAGCCTTACCAAAAACTCCCCACCTTCGCTGATCTATACCCTGGCGGTGAGGTTCTCAGGCCTTTCGACCACCGCCTCGGGCATTCCCCGCAAATCGTTGCAGTCTATGGACCGAAGGCTCTCGTTTTGCCCACGGCACCGAATATTCCCTCCAATGCCGTTTCCAGCATTCTTTCAGTTGCTGACACTTTCGCTAGGCTGGCGGCTTGGACCAATCTCGGGAAGCTGCCAGGCGTGGAGGGACGCGCGCCAGGCCGCGCACCGCCAAGCCGCGATCCCGTTTATAATTGGGTCGTGTACGCTGCCACACGCCTGGCGTCATCCTTCATGGTGCGCCGTTTTGACGAGGACGCGATTCTCACCCATAATGGGCAGGATTCCCTCTTCTTCGACGTCGCCGCGGAAGGATACGTCCTTGATAACATAATTATAGCCATCAATGGCGTTATCTCGGGACTTGCAAAGGCGATGCACACTAAACACCACGCCATTATGCGTGCGGTTGTGGTTGTGCATTCTGGTCACGAGCACCTTATTGGTGCTGTTAAACGTGTCGGAACCCTTTGCCCTTACGTAGCGATCGTGAAGCCTGGCGACAATATGGAGCTGACAAATTATCCCGGCGCCCACGAGAGACCTTCTGTTCTTCTCATGCCGCTCCTCGTCCAACTGACAACGAAGGAAGAGTGGTCCAGTATCATCACGCTCAGCCTAGAACCCACGGGCGGCCGATTACCCGGTTATTTTCTTGGTGAGAATACATCAGATAAGATCAC